CCTGCTCCATTCCTGGCGGCATCGGTGGACCCATCGGAGCCATTAACATCTTATGCATCCTTAAATCAGCTAAGAAAATTTCCTTAATCTGGTCGGGATACTGCTCAAACTTCTGGGTCTTTCTAAGCCTGTTCTTATATTCAAAATGAGCTTGGTGATTATCGTCCTCATCAATCAAAGGTTTAATCCCTTGCTCGATCTCTTCAATGGACCGCTTTATCTGTTGCATATCCACAGTTTGATCTTCCCACACTTCGGAAATATCCCCAAACTCTAGAAGGTTTAGGACCTTAGACCTAACCGATGGGTCCATAGGGTCGCCAAGCATTCCTTGTTGATAAAGGTTTAGTAATTCCTGACGCCGTAAAACCTTAGACCCTGGTAAAGTAGATCCACGCACTACCACAACGTCAAAATGCTCTTTTAAATCTGCGCCTGTAAACTCCTGAACGTAATACTCACCCTTTGACCCAGCCTCTTTGAGCATCCGAGGCGCTGTGTAGTACCTTGCGGCATACTTAGCGATTAACCGACCCACCGCCGCCCAACTATTCTCGTTAGACTCTGTGATAATACCGATTCGAGTTTCATCCTGTTCAACTAGAAGCTGCATTCCAATGGCCGGAATACTCGCAGAGGGCATTTGACCTTGAGACGGCTCTGAAATACCGGACATTTGGTTTAAGTCCTGTTTCATCGTCTCGCCGTCAGTGTAAACATAATTAGGCATTTGCGGCGGCTGAACAGGAGTAGGCTTTGACCCATCGACCACCGGATTATATTCAATAACCTCAGTCGTGTCGTTTAATGCCTCTTGATGCATCCCATGGCCCTTAGCGGCTACGAACTTTAACGCAAGACCCTTATTCAAAAACTCAGCTTTTCGCCTTAAAGTCCTATTGTACTGGTCTTGAATAGGCCTCATGTGTGTGATGATCGACTCAGAGTAGAATTTCCCACCGATCTTGATGTCATCGAACTTAACAAAAGGAAGCTCACCACAAGGAAGGGACTTGTACTCAAGCAAAATCCCATTAGCGACAACAATCATCCGGCCCTCTGGATGTTTTCTAGAAGGCTTTTCGTAATAGGCTAATTCGATGGCCGAGCCCTGCATTTGCTGGTCGCCAGACTGGTAATTCCCCTTGGTATTCATGTTGTTGATCTTTAAAAGATTCTGAGTGCTTAATAACCAAGCACCCTCTTCCTTCACCAAAGACCCACGCTCACCATAATGATCCCGAAAGTAGGCCAACTTCCGAACCTTCGCCTGAATTACCCATTGAGCATCGTCAACACTCTTTGCCAGAGGGTCAACGTACACCTCTAAAGGGGAAACCACGTCAACCGCAATATCACCCTCATATTCAATGCCGACTGTATTGCCTTCCTCATCAAGCTCAGGCATCTCTTTGCCTTTTCTAGAATCCCAATACACCTTGATAAAAGAATGCCCCGCCTGTTGCATCCACATATAGGCGTCAATTCTCTTCTCGTTAGCTCTTTCCTTCTCGAGAATGTTTTGAATAACCTTTGTGGTAAGCCTTGCAGCGTCTTTATCCTCTTGAGAGTTAGAGTTAGGCCGCACATCGTACCTTGGCGGGTTTTTGCAAAGCCTTGCTAGCCTGTTCTGAACGGTCGGAAGGATTAAATTAGCATGGACTCGAGACTTTTGTGGCCAGCCGGACGCAGATCCGTAGGAACGTAAAGCTCTATTTCGAGAATCAAAGTAAACAGAGTCAAATCCCAAAATGTAAGCAGTATTAGTGACCACTTGAGACTCAAAAGCCACCCTTGAACCGTTAGACTTTGACTCTTCGACCTTTCCCTTAACCCACTCGACTATTTTTTGCTCATCTTGTGGCTGGTCTGAAGCATCTTTTATCGGCTCGAGCTTTGAATCATCCTGGCCACCGCCCATTTGACCCAGAATTTTCTCGAATATATTCAAGCGTTACCCCTTTAGGACATTATTTCGTCAAGCTGACCGAAATCCTCAAAGTCATTAGGCGGCTTTGTTCCCATTTTGGCCCCTAACTTCTCTTCCTGCAAGTGAGCCTCTCTATATTCAAAGAAGCTCCTAGACATAAGTTTGTTAATAAGCCTGTGGGTGTTTATTGCCCATAGAATGTTAGTGACGATAAGCAGGGCCGCCAAAAGCATTTCTACAGTCATTTTTTTACCGTTGAGACTTTCATCTTTTCGTCTTTAAAAACCACGTTAAAAACGTCTAGGTTATCACGCCGAGCTAATTCCTCAGCCGCTCCAGCTAGACATAGCTTCACACCTTTATAAAGAATGTACCCAGCGCCAGGCATATTCCCCTTATTGAAGTACCGAAGGACAGCCTCATCCACCTCAAGCCAGTCAGCTCCCATGATCTTAGCTCTTTCAACCTCAGCCTCTAGAGAAATCACAAGCTCAGTATCACGCTTTTTCTTTTCCACAGAATCCAGAACCTTTTCCACAGTCTGTGTCGCGACTGTCTCAGCTTTTTCAGTAGTCTTCGCCGGACGTCCACGCTTTTTGGGTGTGGAGTCTTCGGATGTAGGCTTGCTCGTATCTTGGGTCGTTTGGGTTTGTGACATTATCGGGCTCCTTTTTGTGTTGCGGGTAAACCATTATTTCATCAACCGAGGATAAGGCGTCCAGTAAATCGTCGTTTCTACCCCTCGGAAAACTTGAATACTCTAGAATAAAATCATCTAACCCAGGCGCAAGCAAGATTTTCCCAAACTCAAACCGAGGCACAAGAGAGCGTATCCTGAAATTCTTTGAATTGCTGTCCTTTTTAATACCCTGCGCTGACATGGTGGACCGCTTCACCCCTTTGATGGGCAGCATCTCGCCACGCCGATGCATCTCCTGGTGAAGGAAATGAATCAAAGCCGCCTGATAAGCCACTTCCTCTACACCGATCACTAAAGGTTTAAACTCATCGTAAAGCCTAAAGATCCTGTCGATTGTCTGTGTCGCAGTCTCCCGCCGCCGATCTGCTACCCTCACAAACCAATTATGGTCTGGGTCCCCATCCACCACCACAGTAGCCGTATAGTCTGCCGTATCTTCCAAAGAAATCGCAGGGTCGATGAATATAACCGTGGTCTTAACCTGAGGAAGCCTCTCATAAGTCCTAATCCACGACCTTTTAAAGTCTTGGTCAGTGTCGGGGATAACTTGGTTTAAGTATTGGTTTGTAAACTTATAAAGCCCCATCGTCTTTCGATAGGACTCGAGGACATCTTTTGTCAGCTTTTCGGGAAAGAATAAAGACCCATCGTCACGATAGGCCCCCTCATAGACCACATTCCATTTAGGCATTAGCTCTGAGAAAATCCTGCACTTAACTTCTGGATGATTGAAACCACCACAGCACTATTCTTAGCAGAGAAATAAAGAGGAGCTACACCTAGCGGAATTGGACGCTCTTGAGATGATAGCATAGCCCCTTGAGTCCCCAAAACCATAGCACTGACACCGATAGAGCCGCCAGCGCAGTAAAGTAGACCGCCAGTCACCCCGACGATGTATGTATCCAGCACATTGGCCCCACTGGTCACCTCAGTGATGGTTGAAAGTCCTGCCGTGAACGTCCTGCAAGTTATCCCCTGTCCTCGTTCCATTTAATCCCCTTTAAGTCGGTGGGAGCTGTCCCCACTTGCTTATAAAATACTCAATGTTCTTTTGCCGGATAGGATTGTCTATCACCTTTGAAGACGTTACCCCACCAAAATGCCAAGCCAAAGCAGAAAGCACCACACCTCTAGGAATGTTGAGCTTCTTACACCGCCAGCACCAATCTAAATCATCTTGTCCGGTCATGAACTTTTCGTCAATCTCGCCGACCTTTTCCCAAACCTTCCTCGGGATTAAAGTCGCATAGATCGGTAACCAGTCCTGGGCAATAATCCCAGTCGGGTAAATACTCTGAGCCTTTATCAGTAACCTCTCATCCCCACCCATGTCTGAAATCCTAAAGAATCTCTCAGCGATAGGCTTAAACTCCTCACCCTTTACATAACCTATTGTGAGCCCATACCTCACCGAATTGTCACAATTACTCGTAGGATTTAAGACCATTTCAGAATCACCAATAACCTCGATCATTCGGATAAGGCAGTCCTCAGTCAGGCAAGTATCGTCATTGAGGATAAATAGAAACTTGGACGTCTCTTTGGTGGCCCTTACCCCACGGTTCACAGCCTTTGGAAAGTGTAGCCTCTCATCACTGTGAATATGGCGGTACTTCAATGGAACAAGCGGCTTCATTGGCCCTGAGCTACTAACCACCACGTCGATCAGATCCTTAGGGTAATTAAGAGCCGCAATACTCTCTAAGCATAGGTCTAGGTACTTCTGAGAGTCTTCGTTAAAGAAATAAGCGGGAACTACTATTGAAACTTTAGGTAAACTCATAAACGCCTTTCGGTTTGTCATAAAGGGCTAGGTCTTTTTCGCTCTTTAGCCCTAACTCGTTTTCCATTATCCACCCGATTAAGTCACCCTCAGAGTATCGCGTCCCAATAATCAGATAGGTTCCTGTAGGTTCAAGGATAGACTGATTCATTTGGTAGTGGTCAATCACCTTTCTTCTTTGCTCATAGCTCTCTGAGTTAGCTGGGGAGTTATAGTCATCCCCGATGATTAAATCAAAGTGCGTCCCGACCTTTGTAGTCCCGATACCACCGACTAGGATTGATGGGTCTTTAAGGTTCTTAGTCCTTGGTTTGACGATGATCTCACCCTCATTCCAAACACTTGTGGACCAATCCCCAAAGTAGTACATGAACTTTTCAGACTGCATGAAATTCTTAATTTGTCTTAAATAGTTCTTAGAGTTTGTGTAAACCTCAGAGTCTATCAGTATCCGAAGGTTCGGGTTTCTTATCAAACACCATATTGGATAAGCCACAGAGGCAATCGAGCTTTTGAATGTTCCACGGGGAACACAGATCAATTTCCTTGGCGAGTCAGACTCCAGTGCCCTAATGATAGGCATATGAGTATCTTTTTGAAGATCCGTGAAACCCAGCAGGTCATACGCCGTATGCCACAGAGAATTGGCGTAGGCTTTTCTAATCGCTAATCTTAATACTTCTGGGTCGGCTTGGTTTAGCACCCTGCTAGACTATTCAGGCTTTCTAGCTATCTCAAGTAACTTCTGAGCAAGTTGCTCTCTCTCGTACTCCGGCGTCTTGTCGATAGCGTGAACAATGTCAGGCACTTTGCCCATGGTCCTAGTCAACACCCACTCGATTCTATTCTGGTCAGCCTTAGCGCCAGCCATTTTGAG